GGCAGTTTGACCCAGCTGAGGTGGTGGAATACCACCATTGCCCGCCTAAATGTAGGCGGGCGCCCAGCCACGTAGTAGTACAACCGCGTGGCGCAGTGCGAAGTGCTCCAAGTTAAGAGCACTCCGAGGAGACCACGGATCTTTCCGATCCGTGATAGCCTGGAGGCTTTTAGCTAGAGCGCTATACCCCCCGATGTCGTCAGTGCGACGAACCGGGCTTGGGATCCACGCCTTTATTTCTAGACGTTGGAACCTATCATTCCACCTCTCGGCGGAACGATAGCCCAAGAATGAGGTATAGCCAAGTGCGGGACTTGTTTCGGAGACGTAGGGCAAATCGCCTACGACCTTCCTAATGAGTTTCCTCATAAGGCTAGTTGTACGCCAATAACCCTTCTTATAGAAGAGGTTAGACGTAGCAACCCAAGACAAGAGTTCCGACACTTGTCGCTTGTGCTCAGGACGTGTTCTGCGTACGTAAACCGGTGTTACCAGTTCACCCGCATAAGCGTCAACACCGCAAGACTCTCGAAAACATCCGTTAACGAAAGTCTTGTTGAGGTTTACCTTACAATTATACTTTTGTAGGTAATCGAGCACAATGGTCGCATATGTGTTTGGGACAATAATATCGTCCCCATACACATAGACATCCCGGGATACCTTAAAGGCATTCTGGAATGTCACAGGAAGGTTCTGTGCCCGGAGGAGAGCCACTACACAGATCGTGTAGAAGTACATGGCTTCCACCGGAAAACAGAGAGCACTACCCATAGATGCGAACTTCTTAAGGGGGGAGATAATCCTCCCATCCGGAAGTTCAGCACTAGTCGATCTACATGCGTCGATAGCATCCTGAAAATCGGGATGGCATCTAAACATCTCACGAGCTAAGGACCAAGGAACTCGGTCACTAGCATCGGAAAGATCAATAGTTGCATATTGACCCGTAGCCGACGCGATCAAAGCTAAGTTCTGATTGATGGTTTGGTCAGTGAAATTCACATGGCCTCCAGCAATTTTAGAAGATTCGATAGCCTTAACTAAGGCTCTCGATATCCCTTGTTGCACATATTGAATGCAACAAGGCTCAATGGCGATGATCCGGGGACTTTTCAGAGTTTTCGGAACCGGGACAACTCGAACCGAGCGTTCCGCTTCCGTGGACACGAACGACACCATTTGGAGCTCCTCTGAATTTGGAGGCAATCCACAAGGATAGCCATTTCCAATAAGAGGGAAATAAGGCTCCAGACGTTCGTACCACTCCTGCCATACATACTTCTGATTTCCAGAAATATGTTCTGCAGTAGCTCCAGGACCATGCCTGGGGTCACAGTCGGAAAGTGCAATAGCACTAACGACAGGATCCCATAGCACAGAAGCAGCCAAGAGAAACTCTTGCTGGTCTTCTTCTTGGAGTTGAAAATCTGAAAAAGATTGCTCAATTGTGACAAAGTTGTCAAGGGCTGACTGAACCCTATCAGGGGTACAGTCGATCTCGATTTTGGCGAATGCCCGGCAAATCTGCCGGACAGAATCGACAATAACGGGAAACTCTTGAACATCAATCCCTTTCGGGGGGTTGTTTTTGTCATAAATCCTTCCTGTCTCTCGGTCAAACATTTGACTGATCATACCTTGCAAAAATGCAGGGATTGATCCGCATTTTCGGAAACTCCGAAAATACGATGAGTCAATTATCCCTTCGGC